TGCTTTTTTATTTTGTAGATAAAAATTCACTTTAAACATTTATTATAGCGAAGAATACTTATGTAAATATGGGGATAGAAACAGTTTTGATTCTTAGGATGCTGGAGGGTAATCAATGTGGACATAACTCAAAGTATGGCAAGAGTAGTTGTTAATGGGATAGATCTTCCGTTTACTTCAGTTAGAACAACTGTATGGATTAATGGACCTGCAAATGATTTGATTGTTACGACCAGGAAAAGAGTGAATGAGCTTTATCGTTTTATGTGGTCACGGGTGCCAGTCATGCTAACGATGTATTTCGTTCAGGGGGCGGACATCGTGAGATTTGCTAGGGTTGCAGGAGTTGATGAAAGTATAACGGGAGAATATATATATCATTTTATTTGGTGATAAGATGAACTTAAAGTAGCCTAACAGCTGCTTTTTTATTTTACAAAAAAAGAACCTGCAAACATGCAGATTCTCCTGATAATGATTTATGGAGCAAGACCCGAAAATATAATACATCGAGTTTTAGAAAATTTCAAGACTAAAATAGGATTATTTTGGAGGAGGATGAATGAAGGATAATCAATGTGAGCACGAGTGGACTAATATTCGTATTCCGGGTGATGATGGCGTTTATGTAGCTTGTCTGAAATGCAAATCTGTAGATGTAGAAGAAACGAGGAGATTATCTAGATCGTTAATTAGAAAGAAGGCGGAGAGAGAATGAAACTAAATAAACAAGAACAAGCAGTTATAATCAGCACATTCATTTCGATGTTAGGAACAGATCTTGTAAATGAGCGTATCGATAAACAAAAATTAGAAAGTGTGCTTCCTATCTTTAATGAGATGGAAGATAACACAACACCAAAGCAAAGAAGAGAAGCAATGGTTAGTTTGCTTGGTAAAACGGTAGATGAATTCTTAAAACAATAGCCATATAAAAAGGAAAAGCAACTCGCACGGGGGCGAATTACTTTTCCAGATGGCAATGTTAATTTTATTATATCAACTTGGACATATTTGTAAAATATTTATTTGAATTTTCTGCGAAATAATTCAAGAATTACCGCGGGGTGGTGGTTATGGCTAGACAACGTAGCCCAGACAGAGATAAAGCATTTAAAATATACAATGCAAGCAATGGTACGAAGCCGCTTGTTGAGATTGCGAAGGAATTGAACTTAAAGCCATCTCAAATCAGAAAGTGGAAATCACAAGACAAATGGGATGACCAATTGAAAGGTAACGTTACTATTGCAAAAATGAGCGTTACCAATATTAAAAATCCCAAGACAAAAGCCAAGTTAAAAAAGATGCTAGATGATGAAGAGCTGACGGAACAAGAACGGCTCTTTTGTTTGTATTACGTAAAGTATTTTAACGGTACGCAAGCTGCACTGAAAGCTGGTTATGCAAAGGGGAGCGCGCATGTTACGAGTAGTCGTTTGTTGCGAAGAGAACGTGTGGCAGCCTACATTCGAGAGATTAAAGGTGAAATGATTGAGAATGTTTTTGTTGAAGCGATGGATGTATTGAATGAGTACATCAAAATTGCTTTTGCTGATATTACAAATTACGTAACCTTTGGTCAAAAAGATGTAGAAGTGATGGGACCGTTTGGGCCTGTAAAAGATGAAGATGGAAAGCCAGTCATGAGAACCATAAGTTATGTTGATTTTAATGAATCAGATATGGTTGATGGCTCTATCATTGCGGAAGTGAAAAAAGGCAAAGAAGGCGTTTCTATCAAGCTTGCTGACAAGATGAGAGCACTTGATAAATTGGCGATGTACTTTGATTTAGTGCCTGATAACTTCAAGCGAAAAATTGAAGAAGAGCGTCACAAGATGCATATGGAAGTACAGAAAGCGAACATAAAGAAAGCTAATGCTGAAATTGCAAATTTAACTGGTGATGAAGATGATGATAATGCAGAAGCAATTCAAGATTTTTTACAAGCAACTGCTCCTGATCCAAAAAAGATGAAAGAAGTATTTGGTGATGCAGATGGCGAGGATTAAAAAGCGGAAAAACAAATCGTTTAAGTTCCAGCCGTTTTCAAATAAACAATTACAATTATTGTGGTGGTGGCGAGATGGTTCGCCATATAAGAATCATGACATCGTTATTGCAGATGGAGCAATTCGTTCTGGTAAAACAATTTCGATGATCTGTAGTTTCTTGCAATGGTCACAAGAAAAGTTTAAAGGTGAGTCATTTATCATTGCTGGTAAATCAATTGGCTCATTAAAACGTAACGTAATCAACCCTATGATACAAATACTTACCGCATGGGGTTGGCGATATGATTACAACCGTTCTGAAAACTATCTGCAAATTGGGTGGAATACGTACTACTTGTTTGGAGCTAATAAGGAGAATTCGCAGGATACGTTACAAGGTTTAACTGCTGCTGGCTCATTAGCTGATGAAGCTGCGCTATTTCCTAAATCATTTATAGATCAAATGATTGGGCGGTGTTCTGTTGATGGCGCAAAGATATTTATGAACTGCAACCCTGGTTCGCCATATCACTTTGTAAAAACAGAGCTTATCGATAAGAAAAAAGAGAAGTTAGTTTGTCATTTGAAATTTACAATGGATGATAATTTATCTCTTTCTGAGAAAGTAAAAGACCGCTTTAAACGTATGTTTAGTGGTGTGTTCTATCAACGCTATATATTAGGTTTATGGGTAATGGCGGAAGGTTTAATATATAGTATGTTTAATGAAGAGGAACATGTTGTACCGTCGCATCCAAGAAAATACGAACAGTACTATATCTCCTGCGATTACGGTACACAAAACCCTATGGCTTTTGGTTTATGGGGCTTATGTGGTGGCATTTGGTATAAGGTGAAAGAATACCATCATGACGCTCGTAAGAAGAATTTACAAAAGTCAGATGAACAATATTATGATGATTTAGTTGAGTTTGCAAACGGTCTAACCAAGCGTATTATCGTAGACCCATCGGCAAGCTCATTTATTATTTTACTGAAACAAAAAGGTTGGAAAGTAAAAAAAGCAAAGAACGATGTATTAGATGGAATACGAAATGTAGCAACTGCATTAACAACGGAATTAATTAAATTCTGCGATTGTTGTAGAGAAACGCTGCGTGAGTTTTCTTCTTATGTATGGGATGAGAAGGCAATGGAACGCGGGGAAGACAAACCAATTAAGCAGAATGACCATCAAATGGATGCTGATCGCTATTTTGTAAATACCGTAATTATGTCTAATAACAAAGCTAGAGCAGTTAAGTCAATTTATTAAGGAGGTGAGACGATGTTTGAACATTACATTCCGTTACTGGATGAACAAAATGGTGAGCCTACACCCAAGCTGCTCAAAAAGATTATTGATGAATTTGAACCGTTAAAAAAACGAATGATTAATAGGTACGAACGATACAAAGCAAGTGAGACAGGCTTACCTATCTTTACTCGTGAGTTTAAAGGTGATGGAAATAAGGATAAGGTTAACAACAAGCTGAACAATGACTTCTTCTCTGAAATTATTGATACAAAGATAGGGTATATGTTTGGATTACCTGTTTCATATAGCTTAGATCATGAAGATGAGGAAGTATTAAAACGTATCCAAGATTTCTTAAAGGCAAATCATACTGAAGATGCTGATGCGGAAACAGGAAAGTTTGCTTCTATTTGTGGGTATGGGGCAAGACTGCTTTACCATGATAAAGATGGTGAAGAAAAGGTTATGAATATAAAACCTTATGAAGCTATCTTCCTTACGAATACAAGCATTGCAGAGCCAAAATACGCCATCCGCTGTTATCCAGTCAAAGTAATTGACGGTGATGACTTTAAAGATGGATATAAAGTGGAATTTTACAATGGTACGCAAATCATTGAGTACACTGGTGAAGATTTAGATAAGCTGAAAGAAACAAATCGAATCACTAATTTATACAAAGGTGTACCACTTATCGGATTTCCTAACAATGAAGAATTGCAGGGGGATGTTGATAAAGCTATTGCGCTTATTGAAGGGTACGACAGAGCACTTTCTGATGTGAACAGTGAAATTGAGCAGTTCCGCTTGGCTTATATGATTTTTAAAGGTGTTGATATAGATGATGATACTATCGAGAAGTTAAAACAAACTGGAGCTCTTGATGTAGGTGAGAATGGCGAGGCTTCATTTTTAACTAAGGATCTTAATGACAACATCTTGGAACATCATCTAGATAGATTAGAAAAGAATATATGCCGTTTTACAAAGCATGTTAATCTTTCTGATGAATCATTCGGTGGTAACCTCACTGGGGTTGCTATTCGTTATAAGCTACTAGCATTAGAAACGAAATCAGGAACGTTAGAAATGAAGTTTACCAAGTCATTGCGACAACAATTCAAGTTACTATTCGACGCTTGGAATTTACGTTCAAACAAAGCTGAGCTTGATTATCTTTGCATGACATTCCAATTCACTCGTAATCTTCCAGCCAACTTATCTGATGAAGCTGATGTTCAGTCTAAACTACAAGGTTTAATAAGCGAAGAAACACGATTATCTATGTTATCTGTTGTTCCTGATCCAAAGGCAGAATTACAAAAGATGAAGGAAGAAGAGATTGATTCTATCGATTTAGACACTGTACATAAAGGCGGTGAAAACGATGGAATGGGACAAGAAGCAGAAACACCTCCAAAAGATAGAGGACGAACTGGAAAAGGCGATTCTCTACCTGTATAAAGATGCTTTAGAAGAAGTCAGAGGAATACTGGCTTTTCATTATGCAAAATATGCGGTGAATGAGCAGTTAAGTATGCAGGAAATGCGTCGATTCAATCGATATAAAAACATGCAAAGCGAACTGCAGCAAGTTATTAACGAAATAACATATGAGAAAAAGAAAACTCTCAATGAAAAACTCTCCACTCAGTATGGAGAGTCTTTTTATTACACGAGTTATCTTATTGAGAAAGAGGTTGGTGTATCTCTTTCATATGGGCTGATTGACCCAAACGTCATTAAACGTGCGGTACAAATGCCAATCGATAAAATGACGCTCAATCAAAGGTTAAGTACACATCGAGCACAAATAATTAGCCGAATACGCAAAGAATTATCCATCGGCCTTAGAAAAGGTGAAGGTTATGCAGTAATGGCTAATCGTATTAAACCAATACTTGATGGTGATGCAAAGAAAACACAAATGGTTGCATGGACAGAAAGTGCTAGGGTACAAAACTTAGGTACTTATGACAGTGCCTCTCACGCTTTCGATGAAGGTGTATCAATGGAGAAGATTTGGATTTCTACATTAGATAAACGTACACGCCCTACTCATCAAGCCGCAGATCATCAGAAGGTACCGTTTAAAGGATTATTTAAAGTCGGTGGCTATAGCTGTGAATATCCACACGATAGCAACTTACCTGCTAAAGAGGTTGTACGCTGCCGCTGTACTTTCATTACCGAAGTAGCAGATGTTAGTCCATTCATCGAGAGAAGGGCCAGAAACCCGACAACAGGCAGGAATGAAGTCATTACAGCAGTTAGTTATGAAGAGTGGAAAGACTCTGTTAAATAAAAATAAAACACTTGAGGGCTTATAGATTACGAACTAAGCAGGGCGTATTCATAGGAACTCAAAGGAGGAAAAATGATGAAACAATATTTAGTTAAAGATTTGCCAGTAAAGTTTGTTAAAGAAACAATAAAAGCGCCATTACGCTTGAAAGGTATGCAGTTCTTCTCTGATCCTAATACACCACCAGCAGAAGATACACCACCGACCGAACAAATGCCACCTGCAGACGATAAAGAGGAGGCGCCAATTGATGGACAGAAAGAGCCGAAATTAGATGATGCAACAAAAACATTTATTGAGAAAATGGTGCAATCAGCAGAAGATAGAGTTCGTTCAAAATATTCGAAAGAACTTAATGCAACCAAGAAAGAACTAGAGAACTACAAAACCGCTTCTATGACCGCTCAAGAAAAAGCTGAGTATGAGATGAAGCAACTTCAGGAACAGCTTGAAGAGCGGGAAAGAATACTTCATCAGAAAGAAATGCAAAGTGCGGCAGCAGATGGATTATCAACGATTGGATTAGATCTTAAGTTTGTAGATTTTGTTATTGGTTCAGATGTAGAGGATACAAAATCTAGAGTATCAAAGTTTAATGATTTGTTCTCTTCGGCGTTAGAAGCAAAAGTAGTCGAAAGATTTAAAGCTGCGGGCCGAGAAATTCATGTTAGTGGCGGAACTGGGACTGGATTTACAAGAGAACAAGTAAATTCAATGAGTCAGGATGAAATTAATGCGAACTGGGCACAAATTCAGAAGGATATGCGCAGTTGGGGTAAGTAGTAATAGAAAAATTAAGTAGTATGGTTAAAAAAATATAAAACGAACAAAGAGATTGCTATTTTAGCGGTCTCTTTTGTTATGGAAGAACATTAAGGAGGAATTAATATATGTCAGTAGCAACTTTTATTCCAACAATTTGGGAAGCTCGTTTAATGGCGAATTTCCACAAGCGTTCTATCGCGGATTTAATCACAACAAAGCCAGCAAAAATTGAAGGTAACAAAATTATTTTTAACCGTGTCGGTACAGTAAATGTAAAAGACTATTCTGGTTCTGTTGAATGGGATGACACAAACCCTTCTAAAGTAGAAATCAATATGGATCAACAAAAGTATTTTGCTTTCAAAGTTGATGATGTAGATGCAGTTCAGGCTGCTGGAGATTTAATCGACCCACATACACAAGAGGCAGGAGCGGTACTTCAAGAAACTGTCGATACATTTACATTAGGACTTTACACTGGTGCCCATAAAGATAATGTAATTGGTACAGATTCCGCAGCAATCGAATTATCACCTAAGAATGCATACGACTACATTGTTGATCTTAATACAAAGTTAAACGTGAAAAAGGTACCTAAAACTGAACGTTTCACAATCATCAATTCTCAAGTTCTCGGATTACTATCTAAAGATGACCGTTTTACAAAGCAACCTGTCATTTTAGAAAATGGCATTGTAGAAGGACAAATAATCAATGGTTCACAAATCGTTGTATCAGAAGAGATTCACAATACATCCGGTAAATATAAAATTCTTGCTCTTCATAAGTCAGGTATCGGTCATGGTAAACAGTTAAACGAAACAGAAGCGCAACGCCTTCAAAATTCATTTGCAGATGGCGTTCGTGGTCTTATGGTTTATGGGGCTGGTGTGCTTCGCCCAGAAGCGTTAGCAGTACTTACAGCTACAATCGCACCAACTACACCAGAAAAATCAGAGGGACAGGCGTAAGCCTTTCCTCTTTCTTTTGAAAGGAGAGATAGTATGCCTTGGTTTTTGAACACACAAACAGATGTTAAATGGGAAGTGACGGATGCAGATCATGTAAAGCGTTGTAAAAACGACCCTGTATATGAAGAAATAGACGAACCAAAACCAGAAACAGCTAAAAAGAAAAGAAATGCTCCCACAAAGACGAGTGAGTAAATGGATATGAAAGTAGAAATCCTAAAACGTGTCAAAATACAAGTGTCTAATATAAGTGAGGAGAACTTATTAATAAGTATTGAAGATACAATGTTAATGGTTGCTGAGTACACAAATAGAACAATACCTGAATTCCCTCCTGCTTATCCTGGTATTATTGCTAAAATGGTGGTTCATCAATATAAGGATCAGGAAAGAGAAGGTAAGAAAAGCGAATCGTTAGGGAATTATTCTGTTACTTATGACGACGTGGGAGATTATCCAGCAAGCGTTACGAAAGGGTTGAAAGTGAGGTTGCGTGTTTTATGATTCAATCAATGATTCGTAAGTTTGGTAAAGACTCTTCAGTACTTCGTAATGACGGTTCTGACGATGATGGACCTTATCCAAATGAAGAATGGAAAGAAATTAACACTGTTAAAGGTGTACTAGATGCCATTCAAGGAACAAAGGACGCCCGTAATAAGAAAGTAGAGGAGAAAAGCACGCATTTCTTCTATTGCTTACCATTTGATGTAACTATTCAAGATAGATTAGTTATTGATAAGAAGGTATACAGTGTTACTTATCCAGGCGATCCAATGAATGCGGGTAGATTCTTTCAAATAGAATTGGAGATGTTGCCATATGAGCATGAAATTCCAGTCAAATAGAGATGCAGTAATGGCAAGGCACTTAGCCGCAAAGAAAGCAGCGCATACCGCTGTCGGTCAATTTGTTAGTTCTAAAGCTAAATTACTAGCTGCTGTAGATACTGGAAATCTAAGAAGAAGCATTAGTTCTAAAGCAGAGCAAGAAAAGGTTGTTATTGGTACATCTTCTGATTACGGCATTTACGTTGAGAAAGGTACAGGAATCTATGCAGTTGATGGGGATGGCCGTAAAAGTCCTTGGATGTATCGCGATCCCAAAACAGGGAAGATGGTTAGAACTCAGGGACAACATGCTCAACCATTCCTTAGACCTGCAGCAGAGAATAATAAACCACAAATTACACAAGTTGGCACACGAACATATTCGTCATTAATGAGGTAGATAGCATGAATGACTTTATAAATATATTGCACCGTGAATTGAAACGGATTCATAAAGAATCGTACTATGAAATCGCTAAAACAACCGCTGAAATGCCTTATCTGGTGTATACGGTAAATGATGATAAAGAACCATGGGGAAGAAAGAATATCATGCTTACAATTGATATTTACGGTACTTCTGCTCATCTTGCTAAAATAGATGAACTTATTACAAAACTAGAAAACAATCTTCATAGAAAAAGATTAAACAGCGCTGAATTTGGTGCTGCTATTTCTTATCTTTCGAGTCAGAAAGTACCGGATCCAGACCCGAATATTAGACGTAAAGAAGTACGCTTCATTTTACGAACTTATTTTAAACAATAGAAAGGATTGAGTATATGGCAGCTCCACAACCAAAACCAGAAAATGTCCTCTTCGGAGATTGGGGTGCATTCTTCTTTAATTATGGAGAAAAAGACGAACTTCCTGTAGGCGCTACGCAAGGTGGCGGTTCTTTTAAGTATGAACCAGAGTTTAAAGAAATTGAGTATGATGGTTCTCCTGGTGACACTATGGGGATGAAGCGTATCACTAAATCAAAAACTCAAATCAGTTTTAAGACACTTGAATTTTTGGATAAAGAAAAAATCAAAAATTTTATTGCAGGATTAAAAGTTTTAGAAGAAACCGTTACAAAAGACGGAAAAGCTATCAAATACGATGTAATTGAAGCGACGGAACGCCTTACGAAAGAAAGCTACCTTAAAAATGTAGCGTGGGTTGGTGAAACGTTAGGTGGCGATATCGCTGAGATTATCGTATATAACGCGTTATCTGATGGTTCTTTAGAAATGGGATTTGAAAATGAAAGTGAGGTAGTTCCAGAGGTTACATTCACTGGACACCGTGACCCAGAAAACATTCGAAAAGTACCATGGAAGATGCGTATTTTAACAGCGACAGAAGCAGCTAAATTAATACCAGCAGATTAAAGAGTAGGGATAATCCCTGCTCTTTTTATTTTAAGGAGGAATAAATATGACTATTGCAATTCAAGAAAAAGAATATAAAGTGAGACAAATTCATGGTGGAGATTTATTTTCTGTAGTTCGTATTTTGAAGAAATCGAAATTCAAGGTTGATATTAATTTACTTAAAGATTTAATGATGGGCGTACGAAATAAAGAAGGAGCAACTCAAGCTGATGTATTAGCTGCACAAGAGACTTTCGGGTATGACATTATCATGAAGTTTATCTTCGGATTAGAAGAAGCAGAACAGGAATTTTTTGAGTTTGTAGCCGGACTTTTAGTTCATGAAGATGAAGGTGGCAAAAAAACATCACCAGGTTGGGAAACGATTCAAACTTTAAATCTAGAAGAGTTGGTTCGATTATTTATTGCAATTAAAGATTCAGAAGTTGGGCTGGTTAAGCTTTTTTCCAATGCGGTGAACTTGATGAAATAGACTTCATCGATACGTTAGCTTCTCGCTATCCAAATATGGAGTATATAAGGAGTTTGGATGCAGAGATAGTTATTAACTTGTATCTCACCGCAAAGAAGAAACAGATGGACCGCATGTTATGGGAGGAATGGTGTGCCCTACAACCGTACTGCGATGAAACATTTCCTCAATTTAAACATAAGCGCGAAAATCCAACGCAAGAACAGGTAAAACAATACAACGATTCAATCGAACAAACACCGAAGCAGAAACTTACAAAAGAAGAAGTGTTTGCTCGAGTTGCAAAAATCCGCGGAAAGGCGGGTGAATAAATGGAACTATTTCGTATGTTTGGTTCAATATTCTTGCGTGATGATGAATTACGAGGTGGATTGAACCGAGCAGAACAGCACGGTCAACGAACTACAGGGATTTTAAATAGAGGTTTTAGTAGCGTCGGTAGAATGGCTGGTTCAATGGGGGCAGCTGTCGGGACTTCCGCTATAGCTATTGGTGGTATGGCAGGTATGGCATTAGGGGCAGGAGCCGCACTTGTTGGTATTGTTTCCGCAGGTGCTAACTTTGAACAAATCATGTCAAAAGTAGCAGCTGTTTCCGGTGCTTCCGGAAGTGAAATGAAGCAATTGGAAGCTCAAGCTAAAGAATTAGGTGCAACAACTCAATTCTCCGCTACACAAGCTGGGGAAGGGATGATGTACCTTGCGCAAGCTGGTTTTAAAACTGGCGATATTATGAAAGCAATGCCTGGCATGTTAGATTTAGCCGCGGCAGGTGCACTTGATTTAGGTACAGCAGCAGATATAGCGTCTAATATCATGAGTGGTTTTGGATTGTCAGCTGATAAAGCGACCCATACAGCAGATGTATTAGCGTTGGCTGCTTCTAACTCAAATACAAATGTAACACAAATGGGCGAAGCGATGAAATATGCTGCTGGAACTGCCCATACTGTCGGTTTCAGTATGGAAGAAACATCAGCGGCAATTATGGCGATGGCAAATAGTGGTTTGCAAGGATCAGTTGCAGGACAAGCTTTCGCTACATCTTTAGGGCGTTTAGCTAAACCGACAAAAGAAATGCGAAAAGTTATGGATGAGTTGAATTTATCTTTCTTTGATCAGCAAGGTAAAATTAAACCTTTACCAACGATTATAAAAGAATTAGAAGATAAAACAGGTAGTATGACAAACCAACAAAAATCAGCTACATTAACAACGTTATTTGGTGCAGAAGCATATAAAAACTGGGCAGCTTTAATGCAAGAAGGTAGCGAGAAATTAGAGAAAAATACAAAAGCATTAGAAAAAGCTGATGGTGCAGCTGCGAAAATGGCTAAAACTATGAATGACAATCTAAAAGGAAAGTGGATTGAATTCACATCTGCGCTAGAAGGTTTAGCTATAACGATTTTTACACTTATCGCTCCTGCATTAGCTGCTATTGTCCTTGGATTAACTCAGGTGGTCCGGTGGGTTGACGGTACAATTAAAAGATTTGTAGATTTAAACAATTATATAGATAATATCCAGTTAATAACCAAAGCAATTCAAGATTTTTGGCTCGCAGCTTCTGGTGATAGAAATGCCATGGTTGAGGGATATGACATTCTTACTAAACTTGGTTTCTCTGCTAATTCAATTCAGTTTATACAAGAAACTACAGCGGCAGTGCAGTATGGTGTAGAAACTATGAAAGCCCTCGTATCTGGCGATTGGGGAGCTGCTAGTAATTTCTTAGATAAGTTAGGTTTTTCCCCTGAACAAAAAGTTAACATTATTATGTTTGTTCAAGATGTTCATGCTCAATTGAGTAACTTTATAGAAAATGTACAATCTCTAATTTCGGCTGCCGCCCCAGTAATTATGGGGATCATTGGCGCGACTGTAGAATTCATAAAAAATGTATGGGCTACAATACTTCCTTATGTAATGCCGTTGCTAACTGACGTTCTTAACTTTGTGAATGGCATTATTTCTCAAATATCTGCATTTTGGAAAGAAAACGGAACACAGATAGTTCAAGCGGTACAAAACGCTTTTTCAATTATCCAATCAATAATTTCTTTTGTGATGCCAGTGGTGATGTCTATTGTGCAATCTACTTGGGGTGCCATTAAGGACATTATCCAGGGAGCCGTAAATCTCATTATGGGGATTATTAAATTTTTTGCATCTGTTTTAACTGGTGATTTTTCTGGGATGTGGGAAGGAATAAAACAGATATTCAATGGTGCGATTCAGCTAATTTGGGGGCTTATCCAATTTTCGTTTGTCAAACAAATTTTCGGTGCAGTCAAAGGGCTCGCATCTTCTTTTGGTTCTACGATTAGTAGCATGTGGTCTACTGTAGTTGGATATTTCAAAACATTTATCAAGGAACCAATCGCTTCTGTAGTTCGTATGGCAATCGATATAGGTGAAGCTGCTATGAAAATTAAAGATAAATTGATTAATCCTATTAAAGAAGCTTGGAGTGGGATTATGGGTTGGATTGATAAAATACGAAATGGAATTGCTAATATGTTTAGCGGTATTCATATTCCTGTCCCTAAGATTAGTGTTAACGGTTCACTAAACCCTGTTAATTGGGCAAGCGAAGGTTTACCATCTTTCAGTGTTAAGTGGGCGGCAAACGGCGCTTTAATTAAACCCGGTAATCCTACATTAATTGGGGTTAAATCTAGCCCGGTTGTCGAGAAATCGGCAGCATAAAATATCGTGTGAATTCGGGGAAACCTAAGTTTTATCAACAATTTCAAGTATGGTATAATATAGGAGAGAGATAGATTTGGATTAGTTAGCTGAATTGAAAGAATGTTCCGACACCTTTTTTCTCATTTGAAAATTAAATAATCGGATAAAAACTCTGTCGGAGGGGTATTTGTTATGTCTAAAAGAGTCAGATGTTTAGAAGATGCTATTTCTTTCGTTAACGAGAATAGTGATTGTACATTGATTTCAGATGAATATGTTGGCAATCGTGAAAAAATGAAGTTCAAATGTGACTGCGGAGATGAATTTATAACCACTTTCAATCAATTTAGGAAAGGGAAACGTAAATGTAATAAGTGCGGTTTCAAAAGATGCAATCAAGATAAGATATTCACTTATAGCGAGATAAAAGCCTTTATTGATCTCGAAAGCGACAGTGGTTGCACTTTAATTAGCAACGAATACACAAATTGTAAAACACCTATTAAACTTAAATGTAGGTGCGGAAACGAATTTGTTACCACATTCGACTCTTTTAAAAATAGCGGAAAAAGAAGATGTAATTTTTGCTCCAATAAGAACACAGGGAAAACAGCAGCTTTATTGGCAAAGAGAAGACCTAAATCTGAAGGGCCATATAATAAATCTAATCACAATGAATTTGTAACAAGAATGTACAAGCTATTAAAAGACGAGTATTCTGTACTTGGTCAATATACAACAGCGAGAGACAAGATTCTTGTAAAACATAACGATTGTGGTCATGAATATTATGTAGCGCCGGATAAGATTTTAAACCAAAATAGACGTTGCCCTAATTGTAGCGACTTTCGTTCATCCAAAGCTAGTAAAGAAATTGAAAGCTGGTTAACTGAACATGATGTTCTATTTGAAAAAGAATACAAATTCCCTGATTGTAAACACCAAAGGAGCTTAGCCTTCGATTTCGCTGTTTTAGATTCAGATGAACATGTTAAATGTTTAATTGAATATGACGGAGAACAACACTTCAGACCCTTTCAATATATTAGGGATGAAGATACAAGAAATACTAAATTTCGAGATTCTAAGAAAAGGGATGCAATAAAAAATGCATATTGCAAACGAAACAATATCCCATTGATTAGAATTTCTTACCTAGAGCAAGATATATTAAAACCAATACTTGAATTGAAGGTAAGCACTCTATTATGAGTGCTTTTTTTGTTGATAAAATATGGCAATCCCGAGCCAAGCCTGTACGGAAACGACAGGAAGGTGTAGAGACTAGGTAAAGTAGCCTAAGCTAAAAGTATGGCGAAATATCCAAGAGCGCACGACACCCGATGAATGGGTGATGATATAGTCCGATACTCCAGTGAAAACCGGAGAGTTAAGGATAAAGAGCCTTAACATAACAATTGTGGTGACGCAAGGGGGTATGATGAAACGGTTTTACCTTTACGTAAGCAAACCTTTGACGCGATTGCGAATGGAATTATGGGTTCATTACCATTAAATCAACAGCAAGGGGCCAAATATGTATCACAAGGTCCCACTGTTTTACAAATTAATTTAAATGGAAGAGAAATAGCGAAGGAAATTTACTCAGATGTCAATGAATTTCAAGAACGCGAGAAAGAAAGACTCAAAGTATTTTAGGTAGGTGATGATATGGCAGGAATTAGTTTCTTTAGTTTTAACGGGAAAAGGAATCCAAATGTAATTCCACTGCAGGGTAAAAAGCGCCCTGCATGGGCTCCTTTGGATCGTATGTTTCTTGAAGTCTCGCATTATCCAGGAGGTAGGTTACTACGCACACAAACTAAAATGAGAAAGATTTTAGTTCCTATTGCACTATTATATGATTCAGCTGAAGAAGCTGAAAAACTAAAAGAAGAAATAGCAGATTGGCTCGTTACGGATCAACCGTGCGAGCTTATTTTTGATGATGAAAAAGATCGTACGTTTTTAGCTGTCGTAGATGAAACTTTAGATTTAGACCAGTTAGTTGATCTAGGTGAAGGTACTTTAACTTTCATTTGTCCAATGCCATATAAGTTAGGAAAAGAGCAAACGGTTGACTTTAAAAAAGATTTTAGTGGGTTAGTTGCTAATGTCCAAAATAAAGGAACTGTTCATTCTAACCCTATCATTGAGATTGATATTACGAAACCAAACACTTTTCTAGACGTATGGTTCGGCGAGACATCTTTAAATGACCGGGATTATTTTCGTATCGGAATGCCGTTAAAAACTGTGGAAACACCTGTAGAAAGAAATCAAAGGCTTATATGGGATGAAATGGCTACCACTGTAGGATGGAGTAAGGTCAGCTCGATGGAAGATGGTGAACCAGTAGGTGAAATGAAATCAGATAAATACCAATTCTATTGTTCTGATTTTGGTACTGCGGGTAAAGGTTGGCACGGCGCAGCCGTTAAAAAGAGTATCCCTGGCGGTCCAGTACAAGACTTTATTATGCAAGCCTACGTTACATGTAAGAGTAAAAAAATCAATGAAATGGGACGAGTTGAGATAGCGATACTGGATGAAAATAGCAAGGTACTTTCAAAAATTGCTATGAACGATCTCTTTTGGCAAGCTGAACAAAATTTCGGGACAATGGTAATTGGATATGACAATAAGCCAGGGAAAACAGGTTTAATTTATGAGAGTGGCGATTATCCGAATACATGGAATCAGTATTTTGGTCGATTTTGGATAGCTAGGACAGGAAATGTATGGGAAGCGTATATTTCAAAATTCCTTCCAGGTACAGAAAAAGATGATTCAGAACGATTTGCACGTTGGACGGATGAAAAAAACTATCATATGGAAAAAGCAGCACAAATTCAGATTAGCATCATGCAGTTTCAAGACGTTCCACCAGTAGAAGCGATGTCAGTTAGTGATTTGAAGTTTTGGAAAGTGAATTTAAATACGAAAAATACACCGCCTTATATAGTAGATGTTGGTGATAAAGTCGTGATCGACACAGAAAATAGTCATGTAACAATTGAAGGAAAGAATGCGATTAACATTAAGGACATTTTCAGTAATTTCCCTGTTATCAATAGAGGCACTAATAAACTTGAGATTATGCCTTCTGATATCGGAACAGCAAGGGTCAAATACAGGGAGCGATTCAGATGAGAACACCAAGCGGAATACTTCATGTTGTTGATTTCAAAACAGATCAGATTATATCAGCTATTCAACCAAAGGACTACTGGGCTGATAACCGTCATTGGGAAATAAAAAATAACATTGATATGTTAGAATTCAAAACTTTTGACGGCACTCCACATGCAGTTACATTACAGCAGCAGAACTTAGTTTTAAAGGAAGTGCGTGATGGTCGCATTGTTCCATATGTTATCAATAATGAAGTAGAAAAAGACTCTGATGATAGATCGCTCACTGTACATGCTTCTGGTGCCTGGGTTCAAATAGCCAAAGATGGGATTATTAAACCTCAACGTATAGAGAGCGAAACAGTTAATACGTTTATTGATATCGCTCTTGCCGATTCAAAATGGCAACGTGGAATAACGGATTATTCTTCATTCCACACGATGACGATTGATGAATTCATCGATCCCCTCACTTTTTTAAAGAAAATCGCGGCTTTGTTTGAGTCAGAAATCCAATATCGAGTTGAAGTATCCGGTTCTCAAATTACTGGATGGTACGTCGATATGATAAAGAAACGAGGGAGAGAAACAGGGAAGGAAGTAACCTTGGGAAAAGACATAGTAGGCATTAGACGCATTGAACATTCCAGGGATATTTGTACCGCCTTAGTCGGATTTGTACGGGGCGAAGGTGACAAACTTATCACCATTGAGAGTATTAATAACGGGCATCTTTATATTTCAGATAGTGATGCCTTTCAACGCTGGAATGCGCATGGTAAGCATAAATTTGGTTTCTACACTCCGGAAACAGAAGACCAGAATATGACACCGCAGCGATTAATGACTTTGATGAAGATGGAATTAAAGAAGCGTGTCAATTCTTCAGTTTCTTATGAAGTAGAAGCACAATCGATTGGACGTATTTTCGGACTAGCACATGAACTAATTAATGAGGGAGATACGATTCGAATCAAAGATACAGGATTCACACCTAAGTTATACCTTGAAGCACGTGTAATTGCTGGTGATGAATCTTTTACGGACCCTACACAAGATAAATATGTGTTTGGTGATTATCGCGAAA